CTGCGCTACCACAACGGCTGTGCAGCAGGGTCGCAAGTGTGCGGGGATGCGTCGTCTTCGGACTACGCCTGGAACGTCAATTTCAACAACGGCAATTCCGACTGGAACAACGTCAACAACAAGGCGTTCGTGCGTGCGGTGCGCGCGCCCAGTGAGTGTCAGGGAAGCCCGGGCGTTTCGCTCCGGGATCTGCATCAAGCATGGAAGGTTGCGCGTCGCAATAAGCGCGCGAGCGGCAATCAGCTCGCGTTCGAATCGAACTGGATCGACGAACTGCTCGATCTCCAGAAGCAATTGACCGACGGCACCTGGTCGCCACGGCCAACCACCTGTTTCATCGCCCAGCGCCCGAAGGCGCGCCAGATCCACGCGCCTGACTTCGCCGATCGCGTCGTACACCACTGGCTTGTGCCGCAGCTAGAAGCGATCTACGAGCCGGCGTTCATTCACGACAGCTACGCGAGTCGGCGCGGCAAGGGAACGCATAAGGCTGTCGACCGGCTGCATGATTTCATGCACGAGGTCCACAGCGGCCAGGGCGGCGGCTGGTACCTACAGTTGGACATCGCCAACTTCTTCAACAGCATCCATCGCCCTACGCTGTGGTCGATGCTCAAGAAGCGGCTGGAGCGTTCCGCGCTAGCAGATGTCGCTCTCCGGGCCTCGCACGCCTTGCTCCGTCATCCTGTGAAGGCCCAGGGTGTCATCCACCGGTCGACCGCTGATGAGCGCGCAAGGGTGCCGATGCATAAACGCCTGGAGAACGCTGCACCAGGCTGCGGCCTACCGATCGGTAATCTCTCCAGCCAATTCTTCGCGAATGTATATCTGGACCAGCTCGACCAGTTCGTGAAGCACACGCTGAAGGCAAAGCGGTATCTCCGTTTCGTCGACGACTTCGTGCTGGTGCACCGCGACCGCGCGGTGCTGGAGGAGTGGAAGGAGCAGATCGAGGCCTTCCTCGAGCGCGAGCTCCGGCTGAAACTCAAGGATGACGTGCGCCTGAGGCCGCTGTCCGTCGGCATCGATTTCCTGGGCTACATCGTCTATCCGACGCACCGCCGCGTGCGTCGTCGTGTCCTGCATCACGCACACGAGGCGTTGCGCGCATGGCATGCGGCCCATGTCCGCGACGGCAAAGCCTGGGCGTCACCGGCGGATCTGCGGCAGCTCAACGCCGTATGGGCGAGCTACACGGGCCACCTTGCACACGCCAGCACATACAGGTTGGTGCAACGCATGCTCGCTCGCCAACCATGGCTGGCCTCGCTCACATCCACAAAGCGTCGCTTCAGCCATCAGCTGGAAGGGCGGCGCATCACGATCAAGGTGAAACGCTGATGCCCAGCCATCGCCATCCCCGCAAGGTTCGCGGCTTCACCTGGTCCCGCGTGCCCGGCGCCGCCGGGAACATCACCTACCGCCTTTTCCGCCACGACATGCGCGGCGTTCTCCACTGCGCCATCGTGCGGTTCGATCCTGACAAGCAGGACCGCCGCGCGATGGCCGCGAAGCTCAAGAGCAAGCGTCACGACCTGCGCAACCAGGTCGACACCATCGACCTACAACTGCTTGGAGTCACCCAGTGATCACACTCATCCCGCTTTCGAAGCTTGTCGCGTCGCCGCGCAATGTGCGCAAAACTGGCGGTCAAAACATCGACGACCTGGCCGGATCTATCCGCGCCCACGGACTGCTGCAGAACCTGACAGTGGCCGCGAAAGGCGGCAAGTACGAAGTCGTCGCCGGCGGCCGTCGCCTGCGCGCGTTGCAGCGCATCGAGAAAGAGGACGGCAAGCTTCCCGATGCGCTCAAGGACGGCATCCCCTGCATGTCGGTGCTGAGCGACGATGCACACGATGCCAGCCTGGCCGAGAACGTCGTGCGCGAGGCTATGCACCCCGCCGACCAATTCGACGCGTTCCATGCCATGGCGGGGCGTGGCCACGGCGTATCGGCAATCGCCGCCGCATTCGGTTGTCCCGAGTCGGTGGTCAAGCAGCGCCTGAAGCTGGCCAAGGTGGCGCCAGCGCTGATCGAGGCCTATCGCAATGGCGACATGACGCTCGAAACGCTGCAGACCTTCAGCATCACCGACGACCGCAAACAGCAGGAGCGGGTGTGGAAGGAGGTCGGGCACACCAACAAGGAGTACCAGGCGGAGAACGTGCGGCGCCGCCTGGTCCAGAGCGAGATCGACTTCAACGACAGCGACGAAGCGCAATTCGTCGGCCTCGCGGCATACGAGGCCGCTGGCGGCTTCATCCGCCGCGACATGTTCACCAAAGCGATCTACCTCGATCGCGGCCTGGTCGAAAAGCTGGTGACGGTGAAACTCGACGACATGAAGGCCCGGATGAAAGCCGAGGGCTGGGCCTGGGTCGAGGTGAAGCGTGACTACGTGTCGATCTACAGCTACCAGCGCAAAAAAAGCACCAAACGCGAGGCCACGACACAAGAGACGGACGCGATCGCAGCCCTGCAGGCCGAACGTGCACCGCTCCAAGAGCGTATCAACGTCCTGCAGGCGATCGAGGACGAAGACCTGCAGGCGGCAACGCAGGACGAGTTCGACCAACTGGACGTGCAGGTCAACAACATCGACAGCCGGATCGCGCTGATCAAGGATGGCATGGTCACCTTTTCGGCCAAGGCCATGGCGGCGTCTGGCGCGATCATCGAGCTGGCGCACAACGGCCTGCGGATCCACCGTGGCCTCGTAAAAGAGGCGGACGCCAAGCGCGCGGCCAAGGAAAAGCAGAAGGCCAAAGCCGGCACCACCACCGAAGCGCCCGAGTCGACCGAACTTTCGAACACCATGGTCGAGCGGCTCACCGGCTACCGCACCGCTGCTATGCAGCTCGAGCTCGCCACGCGCGCCGATGTCGCCCTGGCGTTGCTCGCCTGGGAGCTTCTGCAGAGCACCTTCGGCTGCCACTGGTACCTCCACCTGGGCAGCATAAACGCCACGCCGTACCGCGGCGCCGATTTCCAGCGCCTGGGCGTGGCCATGGACTATGCGCCAATCGAAGATCTCTTTCAGATGGTCGAGGAGTGGCGCGGCCAGATCCCGGACGATGCCGGCGACGCCATGCGCTGGGTGTTCGACCTGCCGGCGGACGAACTGCAGAACCTCCTGGCCATCTGCACGGCATGCGCGTTCAACGGGACATTTGGCTCTGGCGCCATGCAGTCCCAGCGCAGCAAGCGCGATATGGTCGACATCCTCGTGGAACGCCTGCAGTTCGACATGGCCAAGCACTGGGCCCCGACCGTCGATAGCTTCCTCGGCGCCGTGCCGAAGGCCATCGCGATCGAGGCTGTCACCGAGGCCTGCGGCGCCGAGAACGCGAAGAAGCTGGGGCCGCTCAAGAAGGGCGACGCAGCCAAACTGGCCGAGGAGATGCTCGAGGATCGCGGTTGGCTGCCGGCGCCGCTGCGCGTGACCGTCGCGGCATAAATCGCCGATTCGGCCGCCCACCACAGGAGACGACGGCAGCATGAGTTTGCCCTACGAAAACGCCACCAGCGGCAACAACGCGATCAATGACATCCAGAAGATGCTGCGCGGGTTCGGCTGCACGAAGTTCGCCACGGGCGAGGACTACGAAACCGGCGAGCTGTTCATCCAGTTCGAGCACCGCGGCCGCCAGGTGCAGCTCAAGGCCAGCGCCAAAGGCTACGCCGCGGCATGGCTCAAGGAGCATCCGTACGGCTCGCGGACGAAGGGAAGCCGCTCGGACCACGAGCAGCGCGCACTGAAGATTGGCAGCGTCGCGGTGTATTCGATCCTGCGCGACTGGGTGAAGGGTCAGGTGACAGCGATCGAGATCGGCATGCTGACCTTTGAGGCCGCCTTCCTCGCCCACCTGATGCTTCCCACGGGCTTGTCAGTCATTGAGCACATCAACCGGCAGAAACTCCTGCCAGCACCGGAGTCGGTAGCATGACCACCAACATTTGCCTCACCCGCGAGCAGCTGACCGAGCTGTGCCGGACCAGCCGCAAGGCCGGCCAGGTCGCCTTTCTGCGCCAGAACGGTATCCGCCACTATCTGGATGCCCATGGTTGGCCCGTCGTCACCCACGCGGCAGTTGAAGGCCAAGTTGAGCCGGCGCAGGCTATCAAGTCCTGGAAGCCGAACAAGGCCGCCTGACCATGGGACGCCGACCGAGCCGCCCAGATGCTGTACCCAATTTGCGGGTGCGCAAGAAGGGGAAGAAGGTTTTCTACTACTACGACCACGGCGGCAAGCCACGTCGGGAAGAAGCGCTCGGCAGTGACTATGGCCTGGCCATTACACGCTGGGCCCAGATCCGGCGCGAGGGCACCGAGAAGCCCAAGGCCGTGGTGACCTTCCGGTATGTCGCGGATCTCTACCGCGCCGAGGTCATCCCGACCAAGCGCCGCGGTACTCAGGCTGACAACGAGAAGTCGCTCAAGCAGTTGATCACCTTCTTCGACGATCCGCCGGGACCGTTCGAAGCGATCACGCCCCAGTTTGTGAAGCAGTTCCTGGAGTGGCGCGGCGAGTCAGCGAAGGTGCGCGCCAACCGTGACAAAGCGCTGCTGTCGCACATCTGGAACTGGGCACGCGAGAAGGGCTACACCGCGTTGCCGAACCCGTGCGCCGGCGTGAAGGGGTTCAAGGAGAGCGGCCGCGACGTCTATATCGAGGACGTCGACTACCAGGCCGTGTGGGACGTCGCCGCTGCGCCACTGCGCGATGCGATGGATCTCGCCTACCTCACAGCGCAGCGCGTGTCCGACACGCTCAGCATGGATGTGCGAGACATCCGCGGCGGGTTCCTACACGTCAAGCAAAGCAAGACCGGCGCGAAACGCCGCATCCAGATCATGGGCGAGCTGGAAGAGTTGCTCGCGCGAATCGCCGATCGCAAAGCCGGCTACAAGGTGCATGCCACGCGCCTGGTGGTGGGCGAGGATGGCCAGCCGTGGAGCTACGACCGATTGCGTCGCGCGTTCCGTGCCGCATGCACGTCGGTTGGCATCGAGCCGGAAGCATTCCAGCTGCGCGACCTTCGCGCGAAGGCAGCCACCGACAAGGCGGACTCTGCCGGCGACATCCGGGAGGCGCAGAATCAGCTGGGCCACACGTCGGTGGTGATGACGGAGCAGTACACCCGGAACCGTCGTGGCGCGAAGGTCACGCCGACGCGTTGAAAGTGGTCCGCAACGCGATTTGCCTTGAGCTGCACCAACGGTTTTCAGGCTTCGCCGTCACCATCTTTGCGGACCAAAGATATTCGTAACCCGTTGATCGGTGGCAATTGTCGTCTTGGACTCAAAATCCACTGGCAGCGATGTCGTGTAGGTTCGAGTCCTATCACCGGTACCAATGACTTACGTGTGTTTTGCACTTCCAAAGTTGGTCCGCAAAATACAAGTTGGTCCGCAATTCGAACGAAAGAGGCTGCCGAGAGGCGGCTTTTTTTGTGCCCTCTTTCTGGGCTGGAGCGCCTAAAGCTGCCGGGTCTCGTAGCGATAGAACTGGCAGTAGCCTGGATGCGGCTGATGCGGGAGGCTCAGGCCATGGAGGGTTGCCCATTTCTCGACCCGCTGAACGCCCTTTTCCCTGGATGCAACTTTGTAATTCTTGACCCCGTCGGAGCTGGCGTTGGGGTACCAGAACACTCTCCATTCGCCCTCCTGAATGCAAAGGGTCGCGAACGGCCCGGTCGTGTGCGGCTCGATCAGCCGGGCGATATAGAGATCAAGGGGCTCATCGTTTAGCACGACGCGCTCCCATTCGATGGTTATTAGACTCATGCCGGCAGCGTACGCCGGCGCCGTCTCACACCATGAGCATGGCCTCGATCAGGCCAGCAGGGCCCCGAGGTTGGATGCCGCCCCTACCTCTGCAACCGACGAGATCGCGTGCCGGATGCTCCAGTTGGCCAGGCTGGTATCCGACCAAGGAATCATCGGCTGAGTCACCTCCGTGCCGTTGGCGTCGATCGTTACCTGAGTGATCGGCTCGCCCAGCACGGCCAGCAGATGGCACTTCGTCAGCGCATCGATGCCATTGGTCGAGATCTCCGCCAGCGAGCTGAGGTGGTTGAACTCCACCACCACCTCCGAGCCGTTCGGGCACAGCTTGGTGCTGCCGTCCGCATTAATCAGGCGTCCGGACGCATAAAACACCAAGCCGGCGTTGTTCTCCTGCCAGGTGCGCTCGACGTACACGGCAACGCAGTCTCCCGTATCGAGTGTGACCGCGACTTCGTCGGTGTAGAGACCGGGGTCGCTGATGGCAGTGGCGTCCGCTGCGCGCGGCGCCGGCTGGGGATTGGTGACGGTGTAGCCCATGCTATTGCCTCACGGTTTGGCGATGACGTTGTGGGAGTAAATGCGGTGCGACGGATCCGCGCCGGCGGCGTAGCTGCAGCCGCCGTAGTGCTGGTGGCACACCAGCTGCTCGCCGATCTCCACGACGCTGGCCACGACCTCGACACCCTTGTCGGTGATCACTTCGAGGCCCTCCATCTCCGGCGCGTACGTCATGCCACCGCTTGGCAGGTCGAACGGCGTGGACGCGCTGCACTCGAGGACGGCGCCGCCGGACGTGGTGAGCCGCACGCAAGGCTGCGTCGACATCTCCATGCCCCGCAGGCGCCGACGGAACTTGCGCAGGCCGGAGGATGGGATGTCCAGGCAATCGGCCAGGAAACCCTTGACCGCTTCCGACGCCTGGGTGTCCTGGTCGAGCCACATGTGCGCGCAGACACAGGATCCGGAGCCACCACCGCCGCCACCACCGGATCCGCCGCCACTCGTCGGATACGCCACCTGCACCGGTCCTACGTAGACGTAGCCGTCGCCGGTGTACAAGTCGTTGCCGTTGGTCGTCGCGATGAGCGTTTGCACGCCACCGGAGAACTTAGGGTCGTTCATGTAGAGGTAGTACGTCGGCGTCGTGCCGTTCGTACCGCTGACACTCACGCTGCTCGCATTGTAGGCGGTCGACACACTGCCATTCAGCACGGTGAAGGCGCCGACGCTGATCGTGGCAGTTGCCGGCGATCCCGCAGTGGCCGTGTAGCTGATCGTCGTCGGCACCTTGGCCGGGATGTTCGTGACGGTGCGCTGCTTGAGATTTCGCTGGTCACCGATCTGCGCGCCACTTCCAGCCACGCGGACATCATTGACCGAGCACCATACGTAGTTGAAGGCCGCGAATTGGCTGGCTGTGCCGCAGTAGCAGCCAAGGATCATATACGCAGCTGTCGGTGGGACGACACCGCTTGCCGTCACCGCTTGCCACGTAGGCGACGAGCCTCCGGCCGCGATCGAGCTGACGAACGTGCCGTTGTTCGTCGTGAACGTCACTGTGATCGCCGAGAAGACGCCACTGGCCGCATCCATCAGGCCGCCGACGCTGATGCTGTCGCCGGGATTCACTGCGTAGCGCCGGTTCGTAACCATGGCCCCGGGCCCGCTACTGGGCGCATGGACTACGAGGTACTGGCTGCCGACAGCTGGCGACGGCGACGCGCCCTGCAGAGCCGCACCCGTCGTTGAAGGGCTTGCCGACCAGCCTGGAATGGCACCGGTGCTGTCTGGAGCCAATTGGAAGGTAGCGTTGTCAACGGTCAGCGCGCTTGCTGCGGTCGACTGTTGGACATTGCGGACGTAAGTTGCGCCGTCGGGCACCTCGTCGACGCTGTTTGGCTGGTAGGTCCATGCCATGTCGTCGAAGTTGTAGAAGCCGTTGGTGTTCGTGCCAAAGCCGACACCAGGCGACATGATCGCAAAGGCGGCGTTCGATGGCGCAGTGCCTGCGACGGAGAGAAGCTGCGTCGAGTTGCCCACCGTCCCCGAGCTGACAGGCGACGCCGGCGACGCGATGTCTGAGCCGTTGATATCCTGAAACAGAATGCGGATCGCGGGTGTTCCTGTCGGCGACGAGATGCCTTTGACCTTGCAAGTTGCCTTGATGATCTGGCCAGGCACGACAGGGGCTTTGAAGGCGTTACGCAGGAAGGTGGTCGTGGTACTTCCCTTGTGCACGGCGTACGTTGTCGTGCCGGCATTCGGCCCGTTCGTGCCGGTCTCGCCGTACCAGTTGGCGGCGTCCGATTCCGGCGTCCAACCTTGAAGGCCGAGATCGAAGCCAGGGTTCTGGATACCGACGAGCGTCTGGTTCGACGTCACATCGGCACCAGGCTGCGCCGGCTTCAAAGAATCTACCGACTGCCCGGTGGTGTAGTTGACCTGCCCTGCGGCTGTGACGAACTGCCCGAAGAGGTTGTCGAATCGCGCACCCCAGCTGGCGATCGTCTGTGCCGATGCCGCGGAATTGGAGGCCTGCACATAAGCGAAAGCCGTCGCGTAGCTCGTGCCAGCCGGGACCGTGAACTGGTTGTTGGCGTAATTGTGGTACGCGCTGGTGCCAGTCGTGGCTCCAGATATACCGGCAACCATGGTGCCGACCTGGGTACCGGCAGCGTTGAAGAAGTTGAGGCCTAGATAGACGTTGAAGCTGATGTTGGCGCCGTTGCCACCGGCCGAGAAGGTGAAAATGTCGCCGCTCAGGGAGACCAGCTGGCCGGCCTGCACATAGATCGGCGCCGACGAGACAACGCAGCTGATGCTGGAGTTTGCAGGAACGGACGTGCCGGCCGCAACGTTGAGCAGCAGATTGTTCGGCCCGACGTCAGTGGTGTTCGCGTCGCGCGAGGCACTGAAGCCGGTGCTGATGGCCGACAGATACCACGAGTCGCACACCGGCATGTTCAGGGCGGTGACGTTGGCGGGCGCGCGGATGTTGTTCAGTTCGAACGAGGGGTTCGGTACGAAATTGGAGCCGGACGCTGGCGTCGCATACTGGCCGGCCAGTTGGTCGTAAAGGCGAGGCGGCGCCAGCACATCCGATGCGCCGAGCACATGGCTGTAGGCCGTGACGGCGGACAGCTGCTCCATGCCAGCGCCGAACGTGTTGAAGCTGACGAACTTGAAATACGTCGTCGCACCGCGCTTGCCGCGGTCGTAGGGGATGCGAAAGATCGCGTCATCGATGCGCGCAAACACATCGCCGGTAACGTGCGCCTGGGAGCTCGATCCGAAGCCGCCGCGGCGCAGATAGCTGAGCCCATACGACAGCGTGCCCGTGAGCGTTGCGTTCTCGAAGGCGATGAACTCACCGCCGCCTGCACCGCCCACGAAAGCGAACTGGCGCCAGTTGTCGGCGTCGGCCTGGGTGCCACCGGTGAGCTGGCCACGCAGGAGGCTGACGTTCATCGTGTTGGCCGTGTCCGGATCTGCGCCGGCCGCCAGCGAGCCCGTCAGAGCGCCATAGCGCGCAGGCGCCACGATGCGCCCGATCCGCTTGTACGTGAGGTTGTCCTCGGAGGCGTATACCTCGCAGCCGCCCCACCACTGTCCAATGCCCGCCACCGCAATCCACGTCTCGAAGCCGCTGGTGGTCAGCATCGACGGCGCGTTCATGATCACCGGCGGAGCCACGCTTCCCGGCGACACGTTGAAGTCCTGCGAATAGCCGAAGGGCGACTGCGTGTTGTATTGCGGCGCGTGCGCCACGCCGATCGGGAGCTCCTCCGCCTCGAACGACATCTCGTCGTCCTGTTCGCTCGCCTTGGTGATGCGCACTAGCTCGCGGCTGAGGCCCGCGTTCGGATCCGTCAGGGTGACGACATCCATCGGCTCGAGGAGCATGTACTTCATGGTCGTGCGGAAGCTGTAGGTCTTCCGGATGTACAGGTCGCGCTGCAGGATGAGCTGTGCCACGTCACGCGCGGTCTGCGCATCGGTGATGCCATTCACCTGGATGTCGGACATCGGATACGAGCCGCGCGCATCGATGTCGGCCTGGTCCTTGGCCTGCTGAACGACCGTGTTGTAGGCGTTGGTGCGGTCGTTGTATTCGATCCGGATCGAGTTGTGGCAGTCCTCCAGATCCTTCCAGTCGAGCTCGACGCCAATGTCGCTGCCATCGCTGTAGAGGTAGTCGTCCGGGCCAAGATCGTAGAGCGGCGTGACGTTCGGCGTGTAGGTGCCGTAGGTGCCTGTGATCGCCGTATCGCCGAAAGGCAGAAGGTTGAGCTTGTTGTAACTCCACACCGGCGCGAAGTTGCACCAGGTCGACATGTCGTTGACGAAGTCGGCGGCCGTGCGCTGCTGATCCTCGATCGGCGACATGAACAGGCCACGCGCCAGGTGGTAGGTGCGCAGCTGCGACACGTCGCCCAGCCACGCGCTGAAGCCGGCGCCGTGCGTGGCGTTGGTCAGGTAGTCGGTCAGGATGTCCGACGGCAACGCGTCGTCGACCGTGCCGGCGTTGTAGGGCGACAGCCCCTTCACTTCGAAGTTGAAGTTCGGGAGACTGGTGGAGGTGCCCAGTTGCAGCGTCGAGGCCGCCACATAGGCGACGCCCGAGTACGGTACCGCCTGCGCCGCGTTGAAGCTGGCCAGCCACGACCAGGCCGACTGCGGCGTGGACCCGTTGAAGACGGTGAAGCCGAGGTCGCCCGTCGTGTGGACTTCTTGCTCTTTCCAGACGGTACCGATGCCGGCGATCTGGCCTTCGGTGAGCAGGATGATCGTGCCGGTCGTGTAGGTGTAGCTGGTCGATGCGGATCCGCCACCACCACCGCCCTTGCCGCCCGACTGCTGTTTGTCCGTGTGCGGCGTGGCGATCCAGTTGCCGTACCAGCCGAGATTGCCTGCGATGCGGTTCTTGCCATAGAGCAGAGGCAACACAGGGCCGTAGGTGCTGGTTTGCACCTGCAGGGCGCTGACGGCCTTGTTTTTCTGCGACGTGGCTTTCTTACCGCCGAACATTCCGGTCACGGGGTCACGCTCCAGTAGCTGTGCAGGCGCTCGGCGTGAGCGCTGATGTCTTCTTCCCAGCAGCCCAGGCCCGCGTAGGCATGGACCATGGTGGTGGGCGACGTGAGGACGCCGCTGTGACTCACGGTGCGGCCGAAGCGAAACAGCGCGATGTCGCCGGCCTGCTGTTCGCCATCTTTCACCTGGTGAGCCCAGGTTTCGAAATTGAGCAGGTAGCGCTCTTCATCGCGGTGGAGATGCCAGTGGAACGGATACGGCCGCGGATCCGCCACGTCGATCAGGCCGAGGTCGTGATAGACGCGCCACACCAACATGGCGCAGTCGACGCCCACGCCCTTCACGTCGGCGCAGTGGTGGTAGGGCGTGCGAACCCAGCTGCGTGCTTCCTCGACAACGGCGTCGCGCCAGTCACTGCGCATAGGTCTTCGTTCCGACACTGGCGGTGGTGATCGATCCGCTCACCGAGACACCGCTCGTGCCGGTGTCGCTGGACGTGCCGGAGACGCCCGAGCCGCCCTCGAGCGCCGTCTCGGGTTGCGGCACATAGGGCATGCCCTTAAACCGCGGCAGGTTGCCGTAGGTGTTGCACGCGGCCTGCGTCCGGAAACAACCCTGGCTGATGTTGAAAGTGTCGCCAGCCTGCGGGATGTTCGGCAGCGGGTACGACAGATAGATCACGCCGCCGGCGTTGTATTTGATCGAGCGCGTCACGCCGGCGTTGGCGCCGGTGATGAACTTGATCTTGCCCAGGTCGAACTGGTGATCGGTGAGGCTTGCCGTCGGCTGCAGCTGCGTGCCGCCGGTGCAGGTGCCGGAGAAGGTCACCGTGGCCACGTTGAAGCCACAGCGCGCATCGCCGAACCCGTTATTGCAGGACGGCTGGATGATGGTCGGCGGCATTGCCACCGATAGGCGGTTGACCATGCTCTTGGCGGTGATCGTGGCAACGCCCGACTGCGACTTCGACGTGGACACCTCGCCGTAGAACCAGCCGCAGATGCCAGGCGATGTGTCCTGCCAGCTCGACAGCGCGAGCTTGTCTAGTTGGATGATCGCGCCGTTGAAAAGGCCAGCTGCTACGGCCGTCATCAGCGACGCGCCGGAGAAACGGTTCGTGCTGTCGTCGTACAGCTCGATGTCGATCGAGTCGGGATCGGTGCCGATGCTCTGCGTCGTGCCCTGCCGGCTGAAGGCCATCGTGTGATCGTAGGTCTGGCCGGCGACGGTGAGATCGATGTCGCTGCTCGTGAAGCGGTACACGAGGCCGCTCAGCATGGTGACGGTCAGCAGATCGGCGCGCAGGATCGTGCCGCCACCGAACAGGATGTTCCGGAAGGCCGTGGAAACGGATTTCATGGGTTCCCTAGAGCTTGATGGATTCGAATTTGAAGTCGCTCAGCGACCAGATGTTGATGTGCTCCTGGTCGAACTCGGGGTTGTCCTGCAGGAAATTGCACAGGAAGTAGAACTGGCCCGACCAGGTGAGCGCGGCGCCGGCAAGAGGCGCAGCAGGGAACGTGACGACGCCGGTGCTTCCGATGGAATAGTCGGTAACGGTGACGTTTGCGCCGCTCGTGCTTATCAGCGGCGTCCTCACCGAACCCGCCTCGATCTGCACGCCCCACGCATACAAGCCGCTGGTGCCGTCGCCGGTGTACGTGTTGGACGTTCCGTTGTGTAGGAAGAGGAACAGCTTCCTCTGTGCATTTCCCGTGGTGCCCGGCGTCATCGTGATGGTCACGAGATAGACGCCACCGCCTTGAGGAACGACGGTCGCCGTTCCCGTGGCAGTGCCGGTGCCGATGCTGATCTGGGACGTAACCGCGCCGGTCGACAGGTTGACGATGACGCGACGACCGCTGGAACCAACGTCCGAAACAAACTCGGCTTGAATGAACGTCCGGGCGCCCGGCATGACAAAGAAGCTGCAGGTCGACGCACCGTCACCAATGGGCATCGTGGCCGCGCAGTTGATGTCGTGATTCGCGTTTGCAGCGGTGGTCTCGATAATGCCGTCCATGGTCGCGGTCCCGTCAGGGGCCACGGCCACGTTTGAGGCGATGGTGACGTTGAGCTTGTTCCAAAAGGCGTTGGTGAAGTCGCCCGACGCTTTGCAGTAGTTCGCGCGGGGCGTGGCATAGAGCAGTTGGTTACCTTGCCAGTCCTGATTCCGAAAAACCTGCGGATTGAGCGGGTTCTGCACCGGCTCGGCGTAGCCTCCGTACTGGCGCACGAGCTGGAAGTTCACGGTGGTGCCGTCGCCGGTACCGAAACCCTGCGCCGTCGCTGTGTTGTCCTCCGGATCCATGTAGAGGAACTGCCCAGCCATGCCGCGTACGTTGTTCACGAAGGCGATCATCTGTGCCAGCTCGCCGTAGCCGGTGTAGCTGCGCAGCGCGGTGAAGTCGAGTGACCACTGATACAGCGGATAGCTCATGTAGGAGAGGAAGGTCTTCTTGCCCGACTGGGTCTTCTGCACCGACGACGACCACACAGGCGTGCGCTTCGCCGTCAGACCCAGGCCGGCCAACGAGGGGAAAATCGGATAAGCCACGTTTAGCTCCTGGCGACCGAGGAGTTCTTGGATTTGCCGGCGAAGTGCTTGGTGAGCTGCGCACCACCGCCGCGACGTAGCCAGTCGCTCGTCGACTTTCCATCGAGCGAGCTGATGTGGAAGTGGTAATGGTCACCGCCGCCCTGGCCGCCCGACGACTGCGCCGGCGCGGACCCGCTGGCAGACTGCGCGCCGCTGCGCACGAAGTCGGCGATGTGAGCCGGCAGGATCATCTCGTTCTTGTGGATCATGGCCATCTGATCGCTATCGACGCGATCCCAGCCGCCGGCGGCCGACGCGACCGAGGAATAGCTCAGTGCGGCCATGGCCATCGCGGCACCGAATGCCGGTGCGCCCAGGTCGACGGGCCACGGCGCGGCTGCGAATGATGCGAGGCCCTGCGCGCCTGCTACGCCCGATGCGCGTGTCACCGCAGCTACGGAGGCCGTGGCGTCGGCCGTCGCGTCCGCGGCACGCTGTGCGTCGGTTGCGGTGGCCTGCCCAGTGAGCGTCGCGATCGTCGTCTGCAGCTTCACCGCCTCAGCAGCGATCCACCGCTCCATCGGCTTCTCGACAGCGATCTGGATGAAGTTCTCCGCGGCTGTTTCGGCAACGCTGCCGAGCGCCTGTTTCCAGTTCTGGCCCTGGAAGATCATGCTGTTGAACGCAGTCTTCATCGAGCCGGCGATCTGCTGGCCGTAGTTGAGCCACTGCCGCTGCGAGTTCTGCAGGTACTGGGCGTCGACCTTCGACAAATCGAGCGCGGCCTTCTGCTTGGCCTGCTCGATCGCCGTGGCTTCCTTCTGAGCGGCATCGGCGCCCGACTGGCCCGCCGCCTTGTCGAGGTCCATCTTCGCCTGCAGGTAGGCGACATCCGCGGCGAGCTTGCGCGCCACCAGGTCCTTCTCAAGCTGCGCCAGGCGCTGGGCGCTGATCTGGCCGGCTTGGTACTGGTTCTCGTACTGCTGTTTCTCGACGTCCGCCTGGCCGTCGTAGGCAGTCTTCAGCCTGTTGATGGCGTCGAGCTTGGTCTTGAGCTCAGCCTTTGCAGCCGCGTCGGCCTGGCGCGCGCTCTGCTCGTCGATCTGCTTCTGGAGGTTCTGGACCTCGCGGTACGCCTGCGCGTACTGCTGCGAACCGCGCTTCGCCGCGTCCATCTTCTGCTGCCAGAACTCCAGCTCGAACTTCAGGCGCTGGTCGTAGCTGATCCCCTCGTCGGCCTCCTCCTGCTGGAGTGCCTGCTCGTCGAGCTTGTGCTCATTGACGTGGGCGGCCGCCTTGGCGTCGTACTTCTTCTTGAGATACGCCTGGATCTTGGCCAGGCCGTCGCCGCCGGTGGCATTGCCCTGGTCGTCGAACGTGATGCCCTTCAGGCGTGGGTCGTTGGCGTTCTCAGCGTGGATCGCCTTGAGGTTGGCCAGCTCGTCCTGCAGCTGCTGGTTGTATTCCGACTCCGACTTCATGCCCTTGAGGCGAGCGTCGGAAGCGGCGGCGGCCGCCACGGCTTCGTCGTTCATTGCCTTAGCGCGCTGGCCATCGGAAGCGTCAGCCTTCTGCGACACCACCACGCTGCGCCACTTGTCCGCGGCGACGCCCCACGACGCAGCGGCCTGCTCGTCCTCCTGTGCGCCCGCCACGTCGCCGGCAGCGCTCTGACGGCGCGCGAGGCTCTGGTAGGTCTGCTGCATGATCTGCGCATAGCGCAGCTGCGACTCGGCGCTGTCCTTCGACTGGCGGCCGATGCTCTGGATCGCGTCGCCGGCGGAACTGATGTCGGCCTTGAGGCCACGCCATAGCTTGGACAGCGTGCCGACGTCCTGATCGGCCTGCGCCAGGCGCTCGGCGTTCGTCTGCTCGAAGATCTTGATGGCTTCCGTAGCGGCGCCGATCTTGTCGCCCTCGTCCTCGAGCTGCTTGATGTGGTCGAGCTGCGCGAGCGTGAGAAAGTGATACTGCGCGTTGAGCTCGGTGATCGCCTTCACCGGGTTCTCTTCGAGCTTGACGATCGCGGCGACGGCCTTGTCCATGCTCTCGCCCGTCAACGCGGCGAAGTCGACAGCGGCCTGGCCAGCATCCTTAAGCTGTGCGCCGGAGAAGCGCCCCGTCTCAGCGAATGCCGTGAGCGCCTCGCGCGCGGTGCCGATGGTGGTCTCACCGTTCACGATGGACTGCGCCATCTCGTTGAACTGGTTCTCGGTGACGCCGAGGTATCCGCCGGTGTTGATCAGCGCCTTGTTGAAGGCCTCAGACTGCTGCTCGCCCTTGTAGATCTCGTAGGTGAAGCCAGCAGCGGCAGCGGCAACGCCACCGATCGCCAGGCCCACAGGCGAGAACACAGCCTGCATGAGGCCCATGCGGTTGCCCAGCGTGACGACTGAGCCTTCCATGCGGGTGAAGTTCCCGCGCAACCCTTCGCCAACCAGCACGCCGAGCTCGCGCGCGACGCCTGCGTTCACCGTCATCACGGCGGTGTTTTCTACGATCGCTGCCGTGGATGCTTCCACCGTCGTGGTCGCCGCGGCCTCTGCGCCGAGAAATTCCTCGGTGCTGACCATTTGCTCGTTTTGCGCGGCGACGGAAGCCTTTGTGGCTTCAACCTGGGCGGCCGTCGCTTCGACACGCAAACCCATGCGCTCGGCGAGGCTGCGCTCGCTCTCTGCGGTCGCGCTGTTCGCGCTCTGCTGCTCGAGCGAGGTCTGCACCATGGCACGGATGCGGGCAGACGCCGCGTCGGCGCTCTCGGCGATCGTAGCGTGCGCCGCTGCCATGGCCGAGGCAGACTCGGCCACAGCGGACTGCATCGTGTTGCTGGCCTCAACGACCTCTTCGGCGCCAGTGGCCATGCCCTCGGCGAGGCCCTGGTCCTCCGCGGTTAGGCTGACTTTGATTTCTTCGTCATTGCCAGCCATGCATTACTCCGGTGGTGGTGCGCCGATCAGTGCGGACAACTCGGCAATGGCGTCCTCGTTCGAGGCGCCCTGCTGAGGTGTCGAGTTTTGGTGGTGCGGTGATATCCGAGCGAGGATCGCGACGGCGATCGGCAAGGGCGGCCAGTCCGCCCATACCGTCGTCAGGGCCACGTAGCGTGGCCACGTCATGCCATCGAGCACCTGGTCGAACGTGTGGCCGGTGAAGGCCACGAGCTGGGCCACAACCTCGCTTATGTCGAGATCTGCGAAGGTGTGGCCCTCGCTTCCCCCTGGTCCGGCTCCGATGCGATCCAACCGTTGCGGTCGAATAGCGTGAAGCCGACATCGTTGAAGTTCGCGATGGTGAGGCTGTCGAGCAGGAAGTCGCGATCGACGGGGTCGGCGGCGGCGGCGCTCGAGGCGATGACCAGCTTGATGAGCGACTCGCGCGTCGACGGGTTGGTGTACTTCTGGCCGTCCGGGCTCATTAGGAGATCGATGTCGCCCTTGAGATCTTCCAGCTGACGGAACGAGAGAGCCGCGATGCGAACATCGCGGCCCCCCAGCGCCAGCGTCTTGCGGCTGACTTTGCTCATGTAGATCAGCCCGCCTTGTCGTTGGTCGACCAGTCGAGCACGCGACCCGCAACGTCGGCCTGCACGTCCCACTCGAAGTTCGGGATGGCAAAGTCGTTTTGCTTGGTGGCCAGCGACAACTTCGACGCGGTGCAGGCGTAGAGCTTAATGCCCGGAATCGTCGCGCCGCTGGCCGTGTAGCCACCGCCGAGGATCAGCGAGAAGATTGGCGCCTGGCCGACCAGCTGCTGGGTGAGGCTGATCTTCTGGCCCGACGCGGCGACGGTGTAGCTGTAGCTGATGAACACCGGCGTGCTGGCATCGGCGGCCGCAAAGGTGAACACGCCGGCAGCGACGCTGTACTGGCCCGCGGTCGGCGCACTGGCCACCTTGGTGAACGGCAAGCCGGTGGTTCCGTTGAGCACTTCCCACTCTTCGACGAAGGTCGCGCTGTTCGTGACCGTCACCGTGTAAGTGGTCACAGCCGGGATCGTGCCAGGCTCACGCACCGCCACCGCCGTCTCACCAGCGGAGAGGGCTCCGTTGAAGAAAATGTCGTTGAACAGGCGTGCCTGGATGTTCGCCGACGCGGCCTTGCCGCTGATCTTGCAGTTGCCCTGACCGATGGCCACAGGGAAGTTGCTCTGGCCGTAAAGCGGCTTCGTGGTCCAGGACATGTCGAGGGAGACGTTCTGAAGCGTGCCAAACGACTGCGGGGTGGCGTTGGCTGCCGCGCTCTTGGCGAACAGCGCACCGGTGTGGAAGAAGAGCTGCATGGCGTGGTTACTCCTTGGTGGCAGGCGCCACGGCAGCGGTCACGCTCGCAATGAGCGCAGCCTTGTCGTCGGCGGAGATGGCGGGACGACCGGCGAGGGTCGACTCATGGACGTGGCGCTCGTGCCAGGCGTCGATCGCAGCAACGACGCGCTGCTCGATCGTGGCGGGCACGGTCGGTGCTTCGGGCAAGGCTTCGCCCTCCGGTTTCCCGGCTTCGGTTTCTTCAGTCATGGGTGGTCCTCGGGTTAGCCCGGCAACTTGATGAGCAGCGGGATGCGTGCAAAGCCGCGGTCGTCGAGCGCACCGTCGGCGTATTCGATGGATCCGTCCAGACGGACCTCGGTCACCAGGCCGCCAAGCGACTGCGCACCGGTGAGTGACGGGTTCACCGCCGGCGGCAGACCGATGGAAGCGCACAAGCTGTCGATCAGTGGATTGAGCTGCGCACCGGGCGACAGATCCGGATCCGAGCCGTACACGTACACCCACCACTCCACACGCAGGGCGCCCGTCGGCGGTAGGTTGCCGGCCTGGTGCGACCAGTCTTCCTTCATCTGCACCTGATAGAAGGCGGGAAAGTCCGCCGGCGACAGATCCTCAATGTGCTTCAGGCGACGCGACGTGCTGGAGAAGCCGGACGCGGTTTTGCCGCGGGTGTACAAGGCGGCATAGATCGCCTCGCGGTTCATCGCTGCGACTCCTCGATCAGGTCCGCCATCGACTTGCGGATGCGTTCGATCTCGATCGGCGCCTTCTCACGCAGCGAGCTGCGTAGGAACGACCGCTCCGGCAGGTTGACGCGCATGGGATGGGCACGCACCTGCACCATGCGAGCCGCGATCGACTTGCCGAAGGCCATGGTCTGCGTGCGCGTGTGCGCCGGCACGTTCACCGTGCCCTGAAAGCCGTACTCGTGCGGGCGCGCATAGACCACGCCAGTACCGACGACAGCCGACACCGACGACGTATCCGCGTCCACGCGTTGATTGATCGAGTTGCGCAAGCGACCGGTGCGGCGGTTGAGCACCTGTCCGGAGAGCTTGTTGTTCTGCACGTCCTGCTGGATGTCCAGGCTGGCCAGCGTCATCACCTCGATCAGCCGCGCACGCGCGCCGGTACCGACGGCGACCATCACGCGTACGACGTTGTCCTGACCAGTGACGCTGCTCATGACCGATACACGCACTGGTAGCTGTTGAGCGTGACCTTCGCCGATGCAGGCACGTCGGCCATGGTGAAGGAGATCGTCTCGCCGTTGAGCGTCTTGCCCGAGACATGCAGATCCGTGCGGCGCTTGTACTTCGTGGCCACGATCTCAACAGTGGCCTGGCTGACATCCGCGGGCACGACAGCGAAGCCGGCGGTGTAGCTGATCACGACGTTCTGCACGCCACGCGGGAAGAAGCCATTGCGCAGGTACAGCATCGTGTCGTCGAACAGATAGCCGAAGCCATGCGGCGACACCGGCGGCAGGATGGTGCAGCCGTCCACCACCAGCGAGGCCACTGCCGACACCGGGTACTGCCGGAACGCGATCCGATCGCTGCCCAGGCCGTTGCGCGTTTCCACGTAGTCGGCGCTGAGCAGGTTTCGGTTGATGTAGTTGTTGACGAACGCCGAGGCGTTGGTGACCAGCGTCTGCAGCAAGGTGTCGTCGGTCGAGCCCGTGATGCTGAGGAAGGCCTTCACGTCGGCCACTTGGCACAGATCGCCGGTCGCCATGGTTACGCGTCCTTGGCCGGCTTGGCCTTCTTGGCCTTGGGCAAGCCAAAACCGTGCGGCGCCAGGTCGTCGATGGCTTCGCGCGGTACCGACACCAGGCCGTCTTCGACCTGGTACTCGTTGCCGTTCCAGGACGCCGAGTCCACGCCATCGGGCGCGGCCAGCTGAATCAGTTCTTCATCGGACATCTCGTCCTCCTCGAGGAAAAAGAAGGGCGCCTGAAAACCAGGCGCCCTGTCGGGGTAACACCACTGCATTGAGGTCGTCGGCTATCAGCCCGGCGCGATGTTGGTGATCATGCCCATCGAGGCGGGGAAGTAGTGCTGCAGCACGCCGTCGGCATACACGCCGTATTCGTACTTGCGGCTGCGAAGCGGCCACAGGATCGAGTAGTAATCGCGGCGCATGTTCATCTTCATGATGTTGCGCACGTTCGACAGCGGATACGGCACCTTCTCCGTGGTGAACAACACCGTGCCCTGCGGCAGGAACGGATGCACGCGCAGGCGCAGATCCGGCGTGCCGTAGCCGATCGGGTTGGTGTAGGTGCGCACGCGCGCGCCGGCCTTCACTTCGTTGTCCGCACCCTGGAAGAACACGGACGCGTTGGTGTTGCCTGCGAGGATCAGCGCCTTGATCGCCTTCTGGTCCGCGCCACTGATCCAGATGTCGGTCGGGATCAAGCGGTAGTTCTGGTAGAACGACATGATCGCGTTGTCGAACTCCAGAATGCCGCCGGTGCCGGAACCGGTGGTGGTCAGCTTGTTGCCGGTACCAGGCGTGCCGGTTGCCTGCGCTGCGAGGTACGAGCCCGAACCCGCTGCGATCATCTGAGCGATGAGGCCATCAAACACCAGCGGATCGTTGGACTTGTCGGTCGCCGGAACGGCCGTCAGGTTCTGCGTGCCGCTCTGCGGCGCCGTGATGGCCACCGAGTTGATCGTGGTGATCGCGGTCAGGATCTGCGAGCCGGCGACACCGTAGTACCAGGCGTAGCCGAACGCGCCGGGCACGGCGGTGACGCTCGCGGTAAGCGAGGAGGCACCGGTGGTGGTCGTGGCCGCGGCGGAAGCCGACGGCGCGGCGCTGAAGCCCTGGATCGTGTCCTGGCTGCCGTCAGCGTTGGTGCGGACGTACGGGATCTTCACGCCGGCAGCGACGGTGGACGACACGGAGCCGCGCAGCGTCAGAGCCACGCAGGTCAGCAAGCCCGACTGCGACGGCAACGTGCCGCCGGTAGTGCTGGTGGCCACCGTGGGCGTGGGCGTGGTGCCCAGCAGCACGCTACCCAGGCCGCCGAGCATCACCTTCTCCTCGGCTTCCATCGTCGCCTGCAGGAGCATCTGCACCGACAGCTCGTCGAGGTTCTGGAAATCGCCAGCAGCGCGCTCGGCCTTCCAGGTCACATAGTCTTCCAGGCCGAACTCGACGAACTTCGCGAAGCGGTCGACCTCGGTGTAGCTGTTGTAGCCGCCGCGGTTGCCTTCCGACACGCCGATGTTCTCGCCGTTCGGATTGACGGCGGTGATCGCGCGCCAGTTGGCCTGCGTGCCGGCCTGGCCGACTTCACGCGGGATCATATTGCGCAGCGGCGTGTCGATCGGATAGATCAGGCGCGCGCCCTGCTCGAGGTTGTATTCCGCCAAGCCCGTGGTGGGACCAGACGGCGAGGTAAAGGCCTTCTTCACGGCCTCCGGGATGGGAGCCTGCATCGCCTTGGCGATGACGGCGAGAGCGTTTTCTGCGGACATTTCGGCGTCTCCAAAAAAAGCCCGCAGAGCGGGCCGGGGTACAAAAAAAGGCGCCCCGAAGGACGCCCCGTGTTTGTCTGGTGCGTGGTTGTTGCGTTAGCGGCGGACGACCGGGTTAAGCAGCGCCTTCTTGATGGCGGTGGCGGCTTCGTCGACGGTGCCGTCACTCTTGAGCACCTTCTCGGTCTCGGGGGTGTTGTCGCCGATGTCATCGGACTTGCTGACCGAGCGGAGCGCGACCTTCACCGGCTCGGGCATCGCCTCGAGCTTCTTGATCAGATCGTTGCGCTCGTCGAGTGCTGCGGCCGCCTTGATCAGCAGCTCATCCCGCTCGGCGATGCCCTTCTTGAGTTCGTCGCGCTCGCCGATGGCCTTGGCCAAGTCTGCGTTTGCGGTGTCGAGCGACTTCTGCAGTGCTGCGTCCATGTTGTCCTCCTTGGGACTGGGGGCGCCTTTGTGCAGGTCGCCGGTGGGGGTGGTCTTGTTGGCGTCGCCGCTGAAGCGTGCGGCAAGCTCGGTGGCCTCTTCGTTGGCCATGGCGATCAGGATCTGCGCGAGGTTCTTGACCGCGCCGCGCAGCTGCTCCGGTACCGGCGAGCTGTCGCCTTCGATCTGCGCCTCCCACTCGGCATCCTCGGCCATCCAGCCCAGCTCGCAGAGCAGATCCGCGAGCTCACCGACGGCGTACATGCCCTTCTGCAGGGGCTTGTCGATCAGCTGCGCCAAGCTGAGCAGCACCGGCGCCACGCCTTTGCACTTGAGCACGAGCTCGGCGAACGCCTGGCGCTTGGTGATGCAGTCGGTCGTGCCCTGCTCCGCCGGCGCGAGCTTGGCCAGCACAGCAGCGCGCTCGCCCTCGCTCAGCGACCCGGCCCATTTCCGCAGCGCCTCGGCGTTGTCGGTGGTGGTGACGAACTTGCGCAGCTCTTCGGCGCCGTCGGCCTTCGACACGACGAACGTCGCCTCGGGATTGCACGGCAGGTCGACCAGGGATAGCTCGTTCGGCTTGGCCACGTAGCGCGTCACGCCGCTGGCGTCCTGGGCCTTCGACACATAGCTGCCGCCGATCGAGAAACCCGTATAGCAGCCAGCCAGGGTCTTCTTCCACTCGTTGTCGTCGACCACCTCGGCACACACCGGGAACGACTTGGTCACATCGTCGCACTGCAGTTCGACCAGCTTGCCGGCGACGACATTACCGTGCATCGCACGCAGGTTGCCGACGCTCTTACCGTCGGTGGCCTTGGCCACGTTGTTCGACCAGTCGGTGAAGTAACCCTTCGAGGCCTCGTAGTCGAGCGACTCGTTCGTGTGGTCGACCGCTTCGGAGGAAGCAACGCCGTACACGCGGCGGGTCGCTTCGTCGATCTTGGTGATGCGGGCAAAGAGCTGCATGGTGATTTCCTCAGTCGATGACCGGCACGACACCGCACCGGCATTTCGGGTGGGCTGGCGACGTCATCGCGCCGCTGATGAATGTCTGCAACAACGGGATAGCACCCTGCGCGGCGTTTGCACGGCAGCTGGGGCACGGATCCTCGTCTTCGATCCATTGCTTCTTGGTCACGACACCGGAGGCGATGTAGGCCTGCAGATTGCCGTTGGATTCGGCCATCGAAAGCTCGCTTTGGGCGATCGTCTGGGCACGCTGAGAGCTGAACGCGTAATGGGTCTTGAGCTCCTTGGTCAGCCGCTGAGTGCTCCAACCTTCCTTGACCGCCTGCTCGATCGTGGCGCGGATCAGGTTGCGCGTGGCGTCGACCAATTCGCCGCCGGCCCCGTCGCTGGTAATGAGCTCGCCCGCACGACGCGCGGCCCAGGCGATGGCGCTCTGATTCACCTGCTCGGTCATGCCAAGGCCGACGCCGATGTTCAGCTGCAGTAGGCCTTGCTCGCCGCCCGCTGTGGCGCTCGCCTCGATAGCTTTGGCCAACGCATCGGATGCCTGCGCGAGGCCCGTCAGCGGCAACTGATCGACCAGAGCAACTACCTCGTCAGCCGTGGCTCCGTCATCGATGGCTGCGCCGGCGGCGTCGGCCACTTCCTCGGCGGATAGTTCGAGCGCAGCGGCGACCTGCTCGCCAACGTGCTTTTCCGATGCGCTGGACTTGTCGGCCTTCTTCACCGGCGCTTTCGCGGGTGCTTTGGCGGCCGGCGCCTTGTTACCGCTTTGAGGCGTTTTGTCATCGGTCGGCTTAACGGGATCTCCCGCTTCGTCGACCGGCTGCTCCAGCGTCGACATTTCCGGGTTGTTCTCCTCCGGCTCGGGCAGCGGGTCCATGCCGAGGTCGGCGCGCACTTCGTTCGGCACCAGCACGCCGCAGTTGACGTAGATCTGGTCGATCTGCGCGCGCTCGAGCGGATCCTGCGCTTCCTTGTCCTCGAACATGAACTCCAGATCGGCAAAGCCGAGACGCTCCTGGATGATCTCGTCCATCAGCTCTTTCACCCAGCGCGTGATCGGCTGCACGCCCTCCTCGTCCGCCGCTTCCTTGGCGTTGTCGGAGGTGGAGCGGTTCATCTGCTTGATGAAGGGCGTGGGCGGATAGTTGAAGGCGAAGCATGCGATGCGGGCGAGCCACTCGTCGAAGTCACCCTTCAGAGCAGGCTCCTTGGCCGCGGTGTAGGTGCTCTTCGCCGGGATGGCGCGAACCTTGCGACGCTCGGCGAGATTTCCCGAGAGCATGCTGTCCAGGATGGACTGGTACTGCAGCAGCTGCTCGGGCGTCCAACCTTCGGCACCGGTCAGGAAACCTTCCGGCAGATTACCGTTGTCGTAGTACTCCAGGTTCGACGCCTGGCGCGACAGCAGGAGCTTGGCCGTGACGATGGTCTGCTCGACCGGGCCGTAACCGTAGATCTTGTTGGTGCGTGGGTTGCGCGGCTTGTACATCATCTCGTCGCGGTCATAGCTGAGCGCGACGGTGCCCTGCAGGATCTGCTGGTACGCGGGAAGCGGCGGCGCAGGCGTCCAGCCATGCGTGTCGATGATGCGCTTGATCGTGCCGCCATCGATGGGCCGGAGCGCATACACGCCCTTGCCGCGGGTGCGCTGGACGTACAGCGACGGAGCATCGAGTACGAACATGTCCTCGAGCAGCAGGCGCAGCCATTCTGAGAAGCTGTGATCTTTGTCCGGGCGCTTCAGGAAGGCCGTCACCTCGGCAATGCGCGGATCCGGCTTGGCATCCTTTCCCGGCTTCTTCTTCCCGTCGCTGTCGATCTTCTTCACGGCCCAGGCAAAGCCGCATACCTGGTCTTTGCGCGTTTCGATCAGCAGCCGAACGATGTCGCAGCCGTCGGCGAAGTGGCGCAGCGTGTGGAAGTTGACGCCCTCGATCTTGGTCGAGATGACCGTGTTGGTGCTGATCGGGAACTGGAACTGGCGACCCTCGACCGTTTCCGGCGCGGTCGGCTTCTGCGGCGCACCCGGGCCGAACCAGTCCGCATCGCCAAACCATGCCGCGTTCGACGACTGACCCGTAACAGCGCGCGCGACCAGGCCGGCTTCGATGTTGTTTTCGATGCCGCCCTTCGCTGCCATCGCCTATTCCTTTTCCGCTGCTTTAGCGCGCTCGATCTCGGCGCGCATGAATTCGAGGTAGGCGCCGTTATCAACCACCGGCACCAGCTCACTGATTGCCCACACCATCGCGTCGGCGCGATCGGGCGACTTATCGCCCAGATAGCCCGACACGCTGAAATTCATCATCTGGTCCTCGAGCGCCGGGAACCTGCCGGCGTGCGAGACCTTGCCCTGCTCGTACAGCGCCGACACCGGCTCTGCACGGACCACCTTGCCGCGCGAGGCAGTGACTTCCTTGTACGGCGCGTTCCCGTCGGCGGCGTGCACGATGGCGCGCACCATGTCGCCGCCAAAGTTCCGCTCGCCGATGATCCGATCGGCGCCGTGTGTCTTCCAAGCCTTCACGGCCATGGCGCCCCACTGTTCGGGGCTGTACCGGCCGCTGTAATCGGCCAGCACATACACCCGATCGTCGACGCCCAGCCCTACCGCCACGATGCCGATCTCGTCGGACCGTTTGTCTTCCTTTCCCTTGCTGCCGGACGGGTCGACCGCGACCACCACCCGCTTCATCAGCGGCAGGTCGTCCGGATCTCGCCGGAACTTCTCCAGCAGCTCCAGCGTCCACAGCGCGCCATCGATCTCCGACACGTAGCGGCCGTCGAGGAATCGACGCCGCTGCCGCTCCGGCAGGCTCTCCAGCAACTCGATGTAGCCGTCGTCGACATTCGCCCGGTTGTCGGCCGGGTTCATGAAGATGTGCCTGTAGTCGCCCGGGCGCAGCAACGTCTGCCGCGTGTCCGGATCCACCAGCTCGATGAACTGGCGATACGTCCAGTGCCCGGTGCCCACCGGGTTGAGGTCGTAGTACGCGCGGTTCTTCAAGCCGGCGACTTTCTGCGCCAAGCGAGTGAGGCCTGTCAGCACCGACTGGCGCGGGATCTGGCTGCACTCGTTGTAGTAGACCGTCGCAAACTCCATGCCCAGGATCTTCTCGACGCGTTCCTTGTCGTCGAGGCCACCGAACCAGATCTCCGATCCGTTCGGCAGCGAAACAAAGCCGTCCTGGCGGTTGTTCTTGTACGGCACGCCCGGGTAACACAGGCGCATCACCTTCGGCAGCGTGTCCAGCCACACCGACGCCCGCAGCGCGTTGAAGCGCAAACGGAAGATGACGTGGCGACTCGCCGGCGCCTTGATTGCACGCGTTGCCATCGCGCGCACGCCGGTAAACGTCTTTCCCGATCGCGAACCACCCACCAGCAGCGTGTGCCGCTGAGGTCCAGCCAACAGGCAATTCGCCTCCTGCTGTTTGGGCGTTAACTCACAACGCGGAGTCGGTGGCATCCAGGTGTACCGTGATGCCGCCCTGGTGCTCGTGCTCGACCTTCTCGCCGTAGCGCTTCGGATCCCACTTGGCCAGCAGCTTCAGCCGTGTTTCGACGCGAAGCTTGGAGCGCATCACCGCTTCCTTGTCGATCACCACGACCTCCTCGCGGCCACGCAACTCGAGCTTGTAGTCGCCCTGGTTGTCGTCGGCGATGCGCAGGCAGTCGTCGGCGATAGCGTCGTAGCCTTCGTCGCGTGCCGCCTGCACTTCCTTGCCGATGTTCTCGTCCTGGTTCCGCCAGTTGTTGACGGTCTTGCGATCGATGCCCAGATCGCGGCAAATCGAGGTGAGCGGTTCGCCCTTGGCCAGCCGTTCGCATATCTGCGGAACGAGCACGTCACGGTCGTATAAGGGCTTGCCGCTCACCTGGTGCGCTCCTGCTTACGCCTCGGCCGCCGGCGCCGGTGCGGGCGTCGACTTCTTAAACAGGCCCGTGGTGTTGAAGATCGCCACGGCCGCATTGATCAGCGGAGTGAGCACGGAGCTCAAGCTGGTGACCGCTTTCAGGTCGGCTCCGGCAGCAACCAGGAACGCGTTCACCTTGAGTTCGGCGGCCTGCAGCTTGGCGCTGCCGGTGATGCCCGGGACATTGGCCAGGGTGGCTTCGACGCTCTGCACAGCCTGGTCGATCACGCTGAACAGGTTGGGCACGAGGGAAAGGATGGTGAAAAGCGCAGACAGTGACATGGGTTCCTCCGGTGAGTTACTGGATGAGACCGCGGCGACGGTCGTCGTCGAGGCAGTCGGTGACGCCGTTGTAGCGATCGGCGTTTCGCTTGAAGACGCCGGCGGCTCCGATGCCCCATTGGTCGAGGTCGACGACGTGCTCGCGGGCGAGGCGAAGCTGTTGGCGGGCGGTGACGAGATCTGCGGGCTCGCTGTCGAGGTCGAGGCCGGCCGGCTGAAGAGGAAACTGGTGAAGCTTTTCCGGAGGTTCATGCTCACCGCACCTCACGATTGGCGTCGGCAATGGCGGCTGCGACGTCGGCTTGTTGCTTGCGCACGCTGCCAGCAGCAGCGGCAGCGCGAGCGTGATCGAGATCCGCATCGTTCTGCTCCCGGTCGGTGGCGACCTTGCGCGCGGTGTCGTCGCGCACGTCCGATTCATGGGCTTCGGCCCGCGCCTGGTGGTCGGTGGCCTTCACGGCATCCGACGCAGCCTTGCGGCCGAGGAAGTACTTCGTGAGTGACGCGAACGCGCTGCCCAGCAGCGAGAACAGCAGGCTGAGCAAGCTCACAGCGTCACCTTCCGCGCCTTCTGCCGGTGCAAGCCCTGCAGCACGTAGCGCCACCAGGGGCACGGCGACTGCATGGCGAACAGCGCCGTCAACGCCACCTGCAGGGCGATCTCGTTCGGGCTGGCGTTGCGCAGTTCCGGGAACAGGACGGCAACGCCGGCGCAGGCAGTGACGACGATCAGGGCGCTGAGGCGCGCCCAGTGCTGCGCAATGCCGCGCACGGTGCGGATGACCGGCATCGCCGTCGCATCCTGCAGCATGGCCATGCCCGTGGCAGCAGCCACGAACGCGGAGAGCCAACCGATCAACTGGATCATGGGGAGCCCCCACTGGTCTGATCGGTTGCCCCCCGGCCCGATACCTCACGAACTAGGCGCGCCCTGGCTGCGGGCACGAGCGTTTGCGCGAAGAAGGCGAGCACGCCTCCCACGGCTGGCTCGGCGTCCTTGATGAACGCAAAGCCGGGTATCGCACTGAGTGCGATCGTTGCGCACGTCGCGATAAACGCGAAGGCGATGGTGAGCGCCATCATCGTTCGCCTGGTCACGACGGGCGGCTGCACGATCAGGCCACCGGCGGATCCGGCGAAAGCCATGAAGGCCAGCGCCGGCGGCACGCCGATGAACACGAGCGGGCTGTTCCATGTCGCGGCGGCCGCCACCGTCGACCAGCCACAAGCGAGAAACGCAGCGATAGCCGCGAACGGGTCGCGCATGAGCACTCGTTCATTCATGCCGCGGCTCCGAGGTGCTTCGCGTTGTAGGTCTTGACGGTGGTGAGCGGCGCCGTCGGTACCGTGATGGCGTTACCGCATGCCATGTCGAAAGCGCGATCGATGACGCCGGTGTCGCCCTGCTGGTGACCAGGCAAAGCACCCATCACGCGGCGCTGCCAGCCCAGGCCGAACTCGCCATAGGTCGGCAGCGAGCGCATGAAGTTCATGCGTGCATTGCACACGCCGTCCGTGAGAGCCGTGACGCCGTAGGTGGCGCAGTGCACGGCGATCGCCTGCAGCGTCTTCGGTCCGATCACGCCATCGGCTGCCACAGCGACCAGGCCTTGCAGCGTGCGAGCAGCACGACTGACACCGGAGTTCACGGCGAAGTCGAACACGGCGTAGTCCAGGCCGAGCGGCAGCTGGTCGCCGCAGATCGGGGCCCAGTAGCGGGAGCTGTAGAGCTGGCGCAGCTCCGGGTCGCTGATCAACCGAACCGACTGGCGCGGCTGGTGGTAGTCGTCGCGGAACTCGTCGTAGACCGTCTGGGTGACACCCCGGTAGGTCGCGCCGCCCGGGTCTTTCGGGTTGTCCACCCAGCCGCCTTCATAGACCAGCGTGAGATCCAGGCTGGTGAGGAGGTTCCAAGCGGACAAGCTGCGCTCCAGGCAACAAAAAAGCCCCGGCCGGGTGGCCGAGGCTTCTTGGTGGTGACTTTGTGTGTGGGGAAAATACCCCCGCTTTTGTAATTACACAAGCCCCATCAACGGGGGAGCATCGCCTGTTTGGCAAACTCGATCGCCAGCGCTTTGATCACGTCGATCGTCAGAGACATGCCCTTGTCCTTGGCGGTCTTCTTCATTCGCGCCCAGGTGGTGTCGCTCCGAATCCGCTCCAGCAGCTCGTGCCCCTGCCATGTCAGGCGAAGCGCCGAGGCAAAGTTCGCGCTCGGGCTGTTGGCCAAGCCAACGTAGCCGATGATGTATTTACCTTCACCAAGAATCTTGATGTGGTATGCCCAGGCAACCTGGTCGACGTCGGGTAGCGATTTGATCGCGACGTCACTGTCATGCTCTTCAAGAGCCATCAAAATCTTTCGCACCACTTCCCAGTCGCGCTTCATGCGGACATCCCCTCTTCGGACGTTTCGCTGAAGGGTATCCGAAGCCAGCCTGCGATGTACTTCCTCGCGCCCTGGAGGTGCTGGTAGTACCTGGTGCGCGGCACGTCGAAGCCATCGCCGCGCAGGTCGTCGAGCTTGTCATCCATCGTCCAGCTGGGGTGGAAGTACTCGCAGCGAAGCACCGCAGCAGGCACACGTCCCTGCGACTGGATAGCGAGGGCGTGCACCGCGTCCTGCACGTCATCCGCTTCCGGTGTCGCCGGCGTCTGGCCAAGGCCGGTCGGCGGTCGGCCGCCCCACTTCATCATCTGGCCCATGGGCGATTTGATGCCTTCGTCCAGGTCGTAGATGCCGCCCGCGTAGGCTGCTGCCCAGTCCCGAAGGCGTGCCTCGAGGTCTCCGGTGCGCCGCATGTCCTACCCCCTGATCGTGCGTTCATCGAGTTCGAAGTTGATTCCAGGCGTCTCGACGCAGGCCGGGAATTTGCGGTCGTCTTTCGGGCAGTGGCTGTGGCCCCAGTGGGTCACGCGGTGGATGCAGTGGTCGCAGACGTTGGCCATGCGATCGCGAATGCGCTTAGCCAGCGCGCGCTCGGTTTCGTGCTCGGGCTTCGTGAGCGCGTCGCCCATTCATTCGGCTCCCGGTGGGCGGCCGCGCTGGCCAGTGCTGCGCGGCTGGTGGCCGTGGCCGTTCGTGCCATCGGGCACGCTGTCGTGATCGCGGCAGCTGTGGCGTTCCATCGGGTAGAAGAAGCCGTGTCTGGCAGCGGCCATGCAGCGTCCCATTCCGGCGCTGGGATTCGACGAGGCGTGCTGGAAGTGGCGACAGTGATCGCAAGTGATCATCGGCGCCTCACCTTGACGTCCACGAGCATGCCGAGCATCCGCTGCACCGACACGCGGTAGACGAACTTCCGCCCCTTGTATCGACGTGCCACACGCCAGTCGTCTTTCACGAACAGCACCGTCGTCGGCGCCATTGACGCCTTGCGCCACACGCTGTGCATCGCCTCAGCGATCTCTGTCGCCGCCGTCACGATCCGACCTCGCTGTGGTCTTCCCAGGTGAACTCGCTCACGGGCAGATGCTTTCCGCAACCGCAGCACCAGGTCGCGCCGTAGAAGTACGGGTCGCGTGCGTACGTCTCGGCGAGCGGCGTGCTCATCGTGGTGGCGACGCCGCAGCCGCCCAGGCCTTTGCTCGATAGCAACGGATACGGAACGGGCGAACCGTCGAGCATGTACTGGTGCACGTAGGTGCGGCGCACCTTTCGCACGAAGCCCTTGGCGCGCTCTTCCTTGCTCAGCACCAGGTAAGCGGCGTTTTGCTTGCCGGTCTCGGGATCGCCGAAGCGACGGATGCGCGGATCGTTGGGGTCGGTGGTGTGCGTCATGCCGGCAGGCCTCCCTCTTTGCGTGCCAAGCGCTCGGCCGTTTGTTCGTCTACCAGGCGAAGGTGGATGCCGTCGTCCAGCTCCTGCACCGTCAGGAACAGGCCCTCGGGCGTGGACTGGATGTCGTGGAGGCTGATCACGACGTGACCGCCTTGCTTGGCCACCAGCAGCGCGGCGAACTTCATCCACTGCTCGCGCACGGCGTTGGTCATTGCGTGATTCGGGTTCAACTCGCGAGCAGTCATGCCGCGGCTCCTTCGAATAAGCCCGGCGCCACGAGCTCGCGTTGCAGGGCGGTGATGGTTACCACGACGCGGGCGCCGTGCTCGTCTGGCTCTGCACGCTCGAGCTGGATCCGGTGCAGCTGCTTGTCGTCCTCCCAGGCGATGCCGTTGAGCGCATCGCTCAGCACCTTTTCGCAGTTGCCCAGGTCGATGCACTGCACCGTGTCGGCCCAGTTGTCGGGATCCTTGCGCGCGCGCTTTGCCCAGTCCTGCGGACGGTTCGGATAGAGGCGCAGCGTCATGGCCAGGCGACCGCGCAGCTGCGTCACACCGGCGCGCGTGGCCAGTGCCGAGACCTCTTTTCGGTACGCCTTCGCCTCGGCAGTCGGGACGATCGTGATGTGGTTGCCGATGCGCACCGGGCGCCAGTAGCGGTTGCTGCTGATCGGGTACGGCAGTACGAGCTCGATGCGGTCCTCATCCCAGGTCGAAAAAACGGAACCGGGCATCTGTGAGCACAGCAGACACGACGGCTTCCGGCATTCGCACATGCGCTTCGCCATCAGTGATTCCCTCCGCCCAGCGTCGCGATCACCGCAACGCAGACCGTGATGATCGCCATGGCCAGCACCACCGCGAGGCGCTGGGTGAACTTCGTGGGGCGAACCGGCAACTCCTTGCTGTCTGTCGCGCGGGTGCGGGTGCGCGTGATGTGGGAACTCATCGCGTCTCCTCACCTGCCGGCTCGTCACTGATCCCCAGCTGCTTGCCGATCTCGTCGAGGTAGCGGCGAGCGACAGCCGGATCCGCAGGCGTGGGCTTCTCGCGCTTCGAGTGCCCGATGGCTGCAGCAGCTTCGGCGGGCAGCGGCTTGCTGCGCATGACGTGCTCGGAGGTGAGCTCGTAGGCCTCTTTGACCGCACGCTCGCAGCGGTATTCGTCGCCGGAGTTGTACTCGACGGTGTTGAGGTAGGCCCAGAACTGGCGCATGAACGGCGAGATCGTTTCGCCCGGATAGGCCATGCGGTGGCGGACGACGGCGATGCTGGGAATGTCCATGCACATGGCGCGGAACTCGGGCAGCGTCGGTGGCCAGCCATCGGTGGACGTGATCGCGGCGGACAGGCCGTGCGCGAGCTGCGTGGGTGTCAGCTGCTCGAGGCCCTTGGCCCAGGTCACGCCAGCGCCCTGGTCGGGGTTGTCACCGAACGAGCTGGTCCAGCGGTGGCCGTAGATCTCAGCCATGCGAAGCCAGAGTGTGCGCATGCGGCTCATGGTCGAGGCGTTAACCGATGACGTGGACGACGCTGTCGTCGTGGGCGTCGCGTTCGCGGTCGCGTTGCTCAGCGGCCTGGACGTTGGCGCGGACGCGGTCGACAGCGCTGCTGCTGCCACCTCGTGGACTCGCTGCATGGTCGTTCTCCGGAATGATGGGTTCGCCACGGCTGTGGCGGTTCAGCGCTGTGGTCAGCGCCCAGGTGAAAGGGTTTTGTTTGCGCTTGGCGATGCCTTCGTCCGCAACGCGGAGCAGCTGGTCGACGGAGATCTCCAGCGCCAGACAGGTGAGGAGATCCGGGTGCTGCGGATTGACGCGAGCAATGCCCCTATTGCGCAGTTCGAGGCAGAACGCCCCTGCCGCTGTCGTTTCGCCTGTAGCTACGGAGGGGGGTACCTCAGTACTACCTACTAAGTTATTGGGGTCTGGGGTCTGGGGTCTGGAAGCCGTAACATCACGGTGCACGTCGTCACGTTCGTCACGGTGTGCGTCACGTTTGCCGTCACGCTCTGCGTCACGCCCGTCACGCCTGTCGTCACGCTTTTGGCGTGACGCTATAGCCATGACAGCGGCCTCCAACTCCTCCGCTTTGGCGTTGAAATCCAACACAATGCCGTGCTCGCGGAGCAGCTCGAACATGGCCGAACGCCTTTCCCTGTAACGCTTTGCGCGTTCTGCCTGGGTGGCCTTTCGCTCAGTCGGCGAGGCCTCCATGCGGGCGGATGCCTTGCTGATTTCATCGTCGGCGCGGCGGTTATGACGGAGGCCGTCATCACCCACCGGAAAGAACTTCTCAGCGACCCTTTTCACGGCCTCTTTTTCAGCGGTTTTCGTCGCGGAAACGATGGTGAAAAGCTCGTCGAGTTTGGCCGGCAGCGCCTCTTCCTCGGCGTAGTAAGTCATCAGCAGACGAAGGTATGCCCCGTGCTCGACGAGCGTGAGCCGGGTCGTATCACGCAAGTAATCGCCCGGGTATAACTCGAAGTAATTCATCCACGGGCACCTGCAAAGGTCGTGGAGCGCCAGAGGATGCAGATGGACGCGTGGCGCCGACGGCTGCGTGCCATACCGCAGGGTTCGATTACGCCGGCGTTCTGCGCCTTGACGTACAGCGAGCCCCACGCGCGGTCGGTGGGCGGCTGCGGGAAGCTGGTGTCGAGCTTGCTGGCGTCGCTCACGTCCTCCGACTGGAAGGTGGCGTGGCGCTTGGCGAAGTCGAGGAGGAACGCGTACGCGCAATCGGGCCAGTCGATGCAGTCATGCGCCGCGTGATCGGTAGCGCGCTGCATGCCGGCGTTCCGATCCGCCCTGGCTGCTGCGAAGTTGAAAACCCCCTGCCCGTCCATGGTCAAGCCTGCTGCATCAGGAAGGCATAGACGTCCTGGATGGCCTGCTGCGCGGTGCAGATGCGCGCGAGTGCTTCGTGCTCCATGCGCGCCTCGATGGCATCGTCCATCAGGTGAGTGAGCGTGCGTGTCAGGCTGTGCGACGTGTGCATGGCACGCTTAACCAGGCGTGCCTGGTGCGTGGCCTCGATCGACGCGCTGTCGGGCAGCTCGCAGGCTGTCGTGGTGGTGGGCGCGGACCTCGGCCGGGTCGCAGGCTGCTTACCGACACGCTCGACCGCAACACGCACTTCTTCCTGGATGACTTTCGGTGGCGCCGGCGCGAGCTCTTCCACTTTGGCCGGCAACGCCGCAGCGACAGCCACTTCCGGCTGGGCGACTTTCGGTACATCTGCCGTCGGTTCGTCCAGCGGACCGATGTCCGCGGCTGGTGCGGCGTCCGGATTGACCATCCAGTACACCATCCGGCCCTCTTCCATCGCGCGGCCGAAGGCGCCCTTCTTCGTATGCTGGATGCAGATCGCCTGCACGAAGCTCTTGTCGGCCAGGCCGCCGATCGCGTCGGCGATTTCCGCTACGCTCATGCGGTCGCCGGACTTGGCCAGCGTGTTGCGGATCTCTTGCGAGACGTTCATGGGTGCTCCGATCGGAACCGCAGCAGCGCGCAGCAGGCCTGGATCCAGGCGTTCTGCTCGGAGGCGGTGAAGTGGTAGGAATTGCGCGCAGCAGCGAGTGGCGCATGCGCCCGGCGGACGGAAAGACGGAACATGCGGCGGCGCATCAGGGCGTGCGTCCGTTCAGTGCATCGGTCAGCACGCGTACCTTGGTGCGCTCGGCCTCGAGCGCTTCCGTGGCCTGGCGCAGTGCCTGCTCGGTTTCGGATTCACGCTTGCGCAGGCTGGCCACGTCATAGCCGCGGTGGTGCGACAACCAGATCAGCGGCGCTTCGTTGCCGCACAGATCCATCAGCGCGCTGAGCTTGTCGACGGGGAAATGCGCCTCGCCGCGGTGGATCCGCGACCAGTGGCCAGCGTCTATATCGAGCGCGGAATAGACCTGCTTGTCAGCCTCGAAACCGCCCAGGGAAATGCACAACTTGATGGCCGCGAGCATGCTGGGCTGCGCGATCACGAGCTTCGGGTCTACGCTCTGGGTGGTCCTCACCAGGCGAAGTGACAACTGGGGGTCGGCAAAGGCCGGCCCGACATTTGACTTCATTTGACGGTCCTCGTCAGTGCAAAAAGTGGGGTATGGGACATGACCAAACGAGACACACGCATGCCCGACAAGCCAAAGCCGCCGGCGCCATTGGTGTGGGAGAGCGAGGCGGCGAACGATCCAGCGCCGCCAGTGGTGGTGCCGCTGCCAGCACCTACCTCAAAGCCGCCGCCCGATCCGGTGCCTGGCGCCGACTGAGCCATGGGCTATGCCGCCTGCTCTTGCGTCTTCGTCAGGCGCGGCGGGGGCAACACGCCCGTCGAGAACAGGTTGTGCAAGCGCACCGCCGCCATGCCGCGCGGCTCTTTGCTGCGACCCTGCTTGATGTCGCTCAACGACGACGGGTTCGGTATGCCGATCGCTCGAGCTATGGCCGTGAGCGACCAACCACGATCTTCGAGCGCTGCGATCTTGTCTGCCCAGGTTTCCATGAAGCATATCTTATGGCATCCCATAGACGAGCGTCAACGTCATCCCATAACGCGATTCCATAACCATGTCGACCATGACGATAGGAGAAAGAATCAAGCAGGCCAGAAAGGCTCGGGACCTGAGCCGAGTGGAGCTTGCGCGCGCCACGGGTATCCCCTACCCGACGCTCGCCGGCATCGAGAACGGCGACCAAAGCGCCAGTACTCGCCTGCACGTCATCGCCAGCGCGCTTAATGTGCGCGTTGAGTGGCTGGAAACCGGCAAAGGATGCCGCGACGCCTCGGAAGCCTCGCCGGATGCGATCTCTCACGCCGTGAGATTGGACCCCCAGATGATTGCCGACACCGCTTGGGCACTGCGTACTGCCTACGAAGCCGTAGGTCGTGTGTTTGTCCTTGAGGAGGAGCCGGAACGCTTTTTGCAGATGTACTTGGCGCGCGCTGAGATCAGCGATCTGAGCACGCCCGACAACATGGCGAAATTAGTGCTCAAGGCATCCAGCGTGGCGAATTCAGAGGGGAAAGGCGTTGAAGAACGAGGCGGCACGGTGCCAGCTCCTGGCACTCATAAGAAGGACCTGGCCAGAGGAGCTCGCCGTAAAGGCTGAGCTTCGGGTCGTCGGTGGCGAGGGAGCCAAAATCTCGACAGGCGGCGAGCCTGTCCAGGCCCAAACAGTCAAGAAACTATCGCCACGAGAATGGCGTCGAAGGGCAGCCGGCGCGTAAGCGATGCGGCGCGTGATCGATCATCCGTACGTCTGCAAGGGGAAGTGTGATGAAGCGTTTGTTTGCGGTCGCAGTCGTTGTCGTGTCATTGGCCGGCTGTGTCTCCGCCGGCACTAAGGTGGATCCTAACGTCGTCAGCAGCTTTCAGCCGGGCGTGACCACGCTCGACCAGGCCGAGGCGAAGCTGGGCACGCCCAACTCCGTAACAAAGCTGCCCGACGGCACCACCGTCATTGGCTATGCGTTTACGCACGCCCAAGCGAGCGGCTCCAGCTACATCCCGGTTGTCGGGGCTTTCGTCGGCCACTCCGACGCCAACACCGTCATCGCCACGCTGACCTTCGACAAGGGCGGCAAGTACGTGCAGTCCTCGACGACGACGAGCCAGACCAAGGCCGGAATGTTCACCAGCCAGTAACTGGCGCGGCCAGTTCGACGAGCTCAAGCCCGCCCAGCGCGGGCTTTTTTGTGCCAGCAGGATCTGCCGCAGAGAAATATTATGGGATTCCATTGACAGCTTAATTATGGCATCCCATAATCCGCTTCGAGCCACCCACTGGCAGGAGCGAACCATGAGCGCGAGCTGGACGTCCGAACCGATCCGAATCAACGACGACACCTGCGTCGACGTGAGCGCCGACGAGCACGGCGTGGTGCTGGGCCAGCAGGGCGCAGCATGGCTCGAAGACCTCCACCTCGAGCCGGAGCTGGCCATCGAACTGGCCGAAGCACTCACCACCGGTGCCGCGAAGTGCCTGGCCGCGCGGGGAAACGCATGAGCGCCCATCCCGTATTCGTCCCCGCGCTGCGCGCTTTCGGTGGCGCCGCCTACGACCAGGTCGCGCACCTCGATCAGAAAGCCGTGATCGCTGTTCCGCGCATCGAAGTCGACCTGCCCAGCCATAACCCGGGTGATGCCGAGACCTGGCGCACGGCTGTCCTCACCGACGACCAGGTGCGCCTGGCGTACGAAACCTTGGCCAAGAGCTTCAGCGACGAGTTCGAAACGATCGCCACGAAGATCGCCACAGGTGAGCTCGCATGAACCGCCCCGACTTCAATGATCGCTGCGACCAGTCGCGCCTCCTCTGGGTCGCTATCACCGTCCTGTTCGCCGTCGGCTACGTCGCCGCTCTTCTAGGTGTGCGCCCATGAGCGTCTTCGCCGAGGTGGCAATGATGACGCCGGCACAGCGCGAGCAGCTGATCGCCGATGCAAGCAACGAACGCCAGCGCGACATCGATCGCGCCCTGCGTGATCTCGAAAAGCGCCTGCGGATACGCCGCATCGCTTCCCTTATGCCGGCCGAGCAGGCGGACCTCCCTCCGTCGCTTACCCCTGGGCACGCTTCGGCCGGCGCCTCTCACCAGGAGCAGACGCCATGAAGCATCCCGCCTCGCTCGTCGTCCACACGCCGAAAGGCCCGGAGTCGTGCTGCGACAAGCACGCGGCTCAGCTCCGCGGCGCGATGTTCCTCCTCGGCGCATGCGTCTACACGGTGCCGGCTGCGGCCGACGCCCAGTGCGCCAACTGCGTCAACGAAGCGAAGAAAACGGAGGTTGCATGAAACCGCTGCTCTCGATCTTCCACACGCGCCGCCAGAGCTTCCACGGCTGCGATCAGCCCACGGAGGCGGAACGGATGGCGCGCTACAGCGCGCGCCACGCCGAAGAGATGCAGCAGCGCGAGAACGCCGGTGCCGCCGCTCCCCGTGTGCGCCTGGTCGACGGCCGTCCGGTGCTCATCGCACTCGACGGCAAGCCCAACGCGCTGCCGAAAGACCAGCAGAAGTCCGAAGACCAGCAGTAACCACGATTCCATCAAGGAGAAAAGCATGTCCCGTTTCACGAAGCTCGACGCCGCCCTGCAGCCACTTCCCGCCGATGCCACCGGCCATGTCGCCGTGTTGGACAACCAGCTCAACCTTATCTGGAGCGTCGACAACGTCGGCGGCAAGCGCCTGAATTGGGCTGAAGCGAAGGAAGCCGTGGCCACGCTCGACCTGGGCGGCAAGACCGACTGGCGCCTGCCCACCGTCGAGGAACTCTTTCTGCTCGCCGATCGCACGCGCTTCGAGCCCGCGATCGACACCGACGCCTTCCCGGCTTGTGAGTCGAGCTTCTACTGGAGCGGCACTGCGGATGCGTCGTCTTCGGACTGCGCCTGGGGCGTCGGTTTCCACGGCGGCAGTTCCGGCTGGAGCGACGTCGACGACGAGGCGTTCGTGCGTGCGGTGCGCGCGCCCAGTCAGTAATTGGCCTTTTGGGAATGCCTTTCAACGTGCCGGCATCGCCGGAGAAGGAATCATCGATGTCCACTGAAATCACCGAATACAGCCAGACCGAGCAAGCCCTCGCCGAGCTGCGTAACAAGTACGCGAACGCGGTCTTCGATGTGTCGACCACGAAGGGCATGACGCTGGCCAGGGAAGCGCGCGCCGAGGTTCGCGGCTACCGCGTCGCCCTCGAAAAGAAGCGCGTCGAGATCAAGGCCCCTGCGCTGGAGCGCTGCCGCCTGATCGACACCGAGGCGAAGCGCATCACGGCCGCGCTCGAGGCGTTGGAAGGTCCGATCGACGAGATCATCAAGGCCGAAGAGCACCGCAAAGAAGAGGAACGGCTGGCCAGGCTCGAGGCCGAGCGCCAGCGCGTGCAGGCCATTACCGCAAAGATTGACACCATCCGCGCGCTCCCCGCGTCGCTCGTTGGCAAGCCCTCCGTCGTGATCAAGGGTCAGCTGGCCAAACTCCGCGACCAGGTGCCAGATACCGGCGAGTTCGCCGAGCTGCTGCCCACGGCGCTGGACGCACACACCGCGACCATCGCGCGCATCGAGCAGCAGCTCCAGGCGCAGCTCGACCAGGAAGCTGAGCAGGCTCGCATCAAGGCCGAACGCGAAGAGCTCGATCGCCTGCGCGAAGCCGACCGCCTGCGCCGCGAAGAGGATGAGCGCAAGGCCGCTGCCGAGCGCGCCGAACAGGAACGCCTGGATCGTGAACGCAGGGAGCGTGAAGATGCCGAGCACCGCGCCCGTCTTGAACGGGAGGCTCGCGAGCGTGCCGAGCGCGAGACCGAAGAGCGTCGCCAACGTGAAACCGCAGAAGCAGACGCGCGCCGCATCCGCGAAGAGGAAGAGCAGGCTCGCCGCGAGGAACAGGCACGTCAGCGCGCCGCGGAAGAGCAACGCCTGCAGGCCGAAAGGGAGCGTCTTGCCGAAGAGCAGCGCCAGTTCGAAGCGCGCCAGGCGGAGCAGCGTAAGAAGGAAGCGGCAGCTCGCGCCGCGGCTGAAGCGGAACGACTCGCAGGCCTCACGTTGCGCGATGCGACGCTGGCGGCTGTCCGGTGGTTTCACCACAACGGGCACGAGCTCGAACAGGTATGCAAAGACCTCGAGGCGGCCCTCGCCAACGATGCACCTGCCGTCACCACGACGCGCACCCGTAAGAAGGCGGCCAGCGCATGAACGCTCTGCTCGAACCCCTGGTCAACACGCGCCACTACATCGGCGGCGGCAACATCGCCGGCATCCTCGGCCTGTCGCCCTTTAAGACGCCGCTCGACGAATACCTGACGATCATCGGCGACCAGGAACAGCCGTCGCAGGACCAGCTCGATTTCTTCGCTCGGCGCAAAGCGCTGGAGCCGTTCGCCATCGAACTGTTCCAGCGCGAGACCGGCAAGACGATCGTCCGTGCCAACGAACGCTACACCGACCGCGAGCACCTGTTCATCAAGGCGGAGATTGACGCCGAGACCGTCGACGAGAACGTCGAGATCAAGAGCGTGCACCCCCTGGCAGCGAGCCACTGGGGTGACCCTGGCGGCGATTCGATTCCGACGTATGTGACCGCCCAGGCAATGCACGGCCTGATGGTCAACGGTCGGCGCGTTTGCTACCCGGTCGCCATGATTGGCTTTGATGACTTTCGCGTGTACCGGATCGAGCGTGACGAGGAAACGATCCGCGGCATCCGCGAACACGCTGTGTCGTTCTGGCGCAACCACGTCGAACGCATGGCGCCGCCCGACGCAGTGACCAGCGAGGACGTGAAGCGTCTGTTCAAGCGCGACAGCGGAGCGAGCAAGGAGGCCACAACCGAGATCGCCGCGGCCGTCGACGAACTGCGCCTTTGCAAGGCTGCTGAGAAGCGCGGCGAGGCCCTGGCCGAACAGATCAAGGTCTTCATGCTCGACGCCACAACGTTGACCGCCGGCGGTAAGTCGGTGGCCACCTGGAAGTCGCAGAACTCCACGCGCTTCGATCAGAAGGCCTTCGGCGCCGAACACCCCGCCCTTCTCGAACTCTTCAAGCACACGACCGAAACCCGTGTATTTAGGCTGAAGTGATGAAGGCCTGTCGCATTCCTGACTGCGATGCGCCGTCAAAGACGCGTGGTCTCTGCAATCGCCATTACCTCAAGTGGTGGATGCACGGTGATCCGCTTGCGGGTCGCGATCTGGCACCACGGGGAAGCGGCAGCCTCCATTCCCATGGATATCGCCGTGCCGGTGAAGTGCTCGTCCATCGACAGGTTGCCGCACAGAAGCTCGGACGCCCTCTGACCCGCCGAGAGGTCGTTCACCACATCGACGGCAACAAGCTCAACAACCATCCCGACAACCTGCGCGTGTTCGCCTCACAGGCCGAGCACGCCGCTCATCACAACGCAGAACGTCGCTGCCTCAAGTGACCCACCCAGGAGACACCATGAGCACTACCCAACTCAAAGCCGCAGCCACCAGCGGCACGCAGGTCGCTAAGGCGGACAAGCCGAAAACCATCGCCGGCCTGCTCACCGATCCGTCCATCAAAAACCAGATGGCGCTGGCGCTCCCGAAGCACATGACGGCTGACCGCCTGGCACGCATCGCGCTCACTGAGGTGCGAAAGAATCCGAAGCTGGCCCAATGCGATCAGACGTCGTTCCTTGGCGCGATCATGCAGTGCGCCGCACTCGGCTTGGAACCCGGTGGCGCGCTTGGCCACGTCTATATGCTGCCCTTCGACAAGCGCAAGAAGGTGGGCCAGCAGTGGCAGGTGGTGGCCACCGAAGTGCAGCTGATCGTCGGTTATCGCGGCATGCTCGATCTCGCACGCCGCTCTGGCCAGATCCTCAGCCTCGAAGCGCGCGCCGTGTACGAGCGTGACTTCTTCAAGGTCACCCTCGGTCTCGAATCGAACATCACCCACGAGCCCGATTGGCAGGCTGCTGACCGCGGCAAGGTCACCTTCGTGTACGCGGTGGCCAAGCTGCGCGATGGCGGTATCCAGTTCGAGGTTATGAGTGCGGCCGAGATCCACCGCATCCGAGATGAGAGCCAGGGATACAAGTCGGCCCTCGAAAGCGCGAAGAAGTACAACAAGGAGGCCAGCTCACCGTGGATCAGCAACTTCGATGAGATGGCGAAGAAGACCGTCATCCGTCGCTTGTTCAAATACCTCCCGGTGTCGATCGAGATCCAGCGTGCCGTCGGTCTCGACGAGCAGGCAGACCTTGGCTTGACGCAGGACACCCCGATCACCATCGAAGGCGACTACTCCACCGTTACGCCCGAGATTGGCCACGCCCACGACGAGCACGGCGGCGATGCCGGCGGTATCACCGCGCAAGACATCCACGACGCGCTCGCAGCGGCGTCGACGCGGAGCGAGCTCGACCAGGCGGCCGACCTGATCAGCCTGCTGCCCGAAGACCAGCGCAAGCCGCTCCTCGACCAGTGGAACGCGCGCTGCAGCGAGATCACCGAATAGCCCAACGCTGGGCACAAGCCGCTGCTCTGCAGCCCGCGAGTAGTGGGCCATCAGCGCCGGAGGCACCCGGCACCTTCTTCCACCAGGAGACACACACGATGTTCAACCTCGAGAACCATCCCGTCGATATCAAGAGCCACACCGCGCGCAAGGAATTCCACGGCGATCGTCTGGTGCTGGCCAGCTCGCTGAGCTGCGAAACCATCTGCGCCAACACGGTGCTCGACGAGTTCGACCACGGTCTGCGGCCGCTGCTGTATCGCAACGCCAGCTCCGACGAGGCACCGCAGGCCGAGATTCCGCTCGAAGTGACGGACGGCCTGACGGCGCGCCGCCTGCCGCACGTCAAGCCGCTGGTGCTGGATCAGAAGTTCCCCGGCTACAAGCTGACCATGCCGTCGACCATTAAGCAGCACGACGTGATCGAAATCGAGAAGGCCGAGCTCTCCAAGCTCGTGTTCGAGGCACTCGAGGGCGGCAGCGTGCGCATCTCTTTCAGCCTCTCTTTCAAGGTTGGTTGGCAGAACTCCGGAAAGCTCAATCACCTCATCCAGGAAACCGCGGACATGACCCTCACGCCGCCCGGCGTCGAGGAAGAAGACCCGCAGATGGAACTCGCAGCGACCGCGTAACCACACGGCCAGCGCCTTCGCACGAGGGCGTTGTCCGAGTGGCAACGAAGCTGCCACCGCTAACCCAAGGAGAACCCTGTGCTGCCGTCCCTCAACGTGAAGAACCTACACGTCCACCTGTATATGCCGGCGCTTCCGTCCGTCGCGGTGCCCGCCGACCTGGCCGAACTCAAGAGCGCTGTGGCCGCGAACCAGGCGACCGACCACTTTATCAAGCGCAACGACGGAGCGACGGTGCTCGACACGACGACCGGTCTGGAGTGGTCGGCCGACGCCATCGCGACCAACGCCATGACTTGGGACAACGCCAAGCAGGCAGTGGTAAACGCCAACGTCGCGGGTCACAACGACTGGCGCCTGCCCACCGTCCAGGAGCTGCTCACGCTGGTGGACTACGAGCGTCGTGATCCCGCTATCAACACGGATCTCTTCACCTGCAAGTCCAGCTACTACTGGTCATCGACTCCCTGCGCGTCGTCTTCGGGCTACGCCTGGGGCGTCTATTTCTACTACGGCGATTCCGGCTGGTGCGGCGTCGACTACTGGGCGTTCGTGCGTGCGGTGCGCGCGCCCAGTCAGTAATTGGCCTTTTGGATAAGAGCACCCTATGAGCTACGCCCTCCCACCCATTGTGAAGACAGCAGAACGCCTGCTCTTTGAGATCGAGCAGGCGGTCCGTTGTTTCGCGCGATATCACAAGTACAGCACGGGCTCGACGCTGCGTGAGCAGGCGATGAAGATCGCCCAGCTCACACATCGAGCCTGGCGTGATCGTGCCCGTCAGGCGCAATGGTTGGAGGGCTTGGCATCGGCCATCGACGATCTTCGCATCACCATGCAGTTAGGCAGCCGTCTTCAGGCGTTCCGCAGCTTTAGTCAATTCGAGCAGTTGGCTCGCACATTGTCTGAGCTCGGACGACAGGTAGGCGGCTGGCGCAAGCAGCAATTCCCCAAGGGCCAGAATGACCAGCGCTCTTCCGCTGGCCAGCGCGCCCAGACACTGAGTACCCGCAACGCCTCGACGTATGAGGCCAATCCATGACGACGCTGCGCTACCACAACGGCTGTGCAGCAGGGTCGCAAGTGTGCGGGGATGCGTCGTCTTCGGACTACGCCTGGAACGTCAATTTCAACAACGGCAATTCCGACTGGAACAACGTCAACAACAAGGCGT